ATGAAACAAACCATCCAAACATAACTAAATTCATAACAAGGTCGTCGTGGTTTCCCTCACTTGCAGCGTAACTAGCTCCTTTTACTTCGAAGGTTGCTAATTCATTAATAGTATCAGAATCACATAGTTCTATTTTTTCAAGTTCAATGATATCTTTTAGATTGGAGCATCCGATTCTTTTAATTTTTTTGGTCATAGTAACTCCAACACCAGATGTTTTTACTGTGGATTCTACAAATAAATTTTCATATTCATATTCATAATAAATTGCATTACACACAACTTGCCCAACATCATTATTTTCAACTACAATCAATGCATTATTGTATTCATTGGCCACTTTAATTATAACATCTGGGAATATTAAAGGTGAGATAATATTATCTCTAAATGTACAAACCTGCTTAAACATCTTATCTTTTATATCAATAACATTAAATGTTGAATAGTCTTGTCCTCTACCTTTTGATACGTCAACTGTCATTATATACATATGACCTTCTTTAGGTTCTTCATAATATCTAACATTATTAAATTGCTTTATTGGCTCTCTTGATTGTAAACCTAATATAGAATTTGGTGATATGAGAGTTGAAGAAGTTCCTAAAAAGTTATTTCCAAACTCCTGTTCAAATTGTAATTCAGAAGTATTTGCTATAGTTTGTTTTTTCCAATCTTCGTCTCGACCTGGAACATCCCACCAATCAACTCGAAAATGTTTAAAGTCATTATATTCTTTTTTAGCACCTTCATATAACTTATAGAAAAGATTTCCAACACCATTAGCAGTCGATGTTATAATCACCTTTGTGTCTTTACCTGCAGTAATTACAGGATATGTTGATGTATAAAATTCATTTGCATTTTCTACAAAAGCAAACTCATCAAGAAAGAGTAAGTTAATTGACATACCACGAATCGAACTTCCGGTTGTCGCTGAAGCTATAATTTTAGAATTATTTGAAAATCCAATAGAACCTTTATTTAATTCTTTTGCTCCTGGTTGTAAAAAGTGTGGTAAATTTTCTAAAGCTAATGTTATTCTTCCTAGCATCTCGCGCGCGACAGCCCCTTTATTCGCAAGAATAGCAATAGTTACTTCAGAATGAAATATAGCATACCAAAGAATATAAACAATTGAACTAATGGATTTACCTGATTGTCTACATGCCAAAACAATTGAAAACCGATTTTCATCAAAATGGGAAAACATTTTTTTCTGATAATGATATGGTTTAAAATCAGTTAAACCCTTATCTAATGAAATTACTTTGATATAAGTTTCGGCAAAGTAACCAATATTACTCATACATTTGGCATATTCTTCAACTTCTTCTCTTGTAAAGTTGTGTTGGATTCCGTCTCTCTTTACGAGAGAGTTTCCCATATATCCACTAGTTGTCTTCGGGTTTGACATCGATTACTTCTTTTTGTTTCCTTAAAGCTTTTTGGAGTTCTTGAGTTGACCCCACAAAAATAGCATTATTGGTGGTTGTATTATTTGATGTAACATCTTTACTTTGTGTTATATCTTTTCTTTTCTTCTGAACATTAATTAACTCTCCTGTTAAATCCCCAGTTTGTTTAATCATATTAGACAAAACTTCAAATGCTCTTGGGTGTTCTGTTTCTTGTGCTATTACTGATAAATGTTCTAAAGCTTCTGATGATTTACCAATTAAATCTTTTAGGGTTTCCCTAGCAAAAGCAACATCTTTTTCGGTATCATTTACGATGTTTTCTTGAGTCGATACTAATTTTTTCTCCGGTTTAACTGGGAGATTAGATTCTAACGCTTGCATCATCTTATTTTTTTTATCACTCATAATAAATTATCTATCAACTTGGTATAGGCTTATCCGTAAATCCAAATGTAGTAGTAGCCGTAAAGCTAGCAGGGGAATCACTTGCTCCAGTTGTTATTCTAACTCCGTCTAGTGGACTATAATTTGTAGCTATAGTTGAATTATTAGGAGAAGTATGCATATAGGTTTCTACTGTTCTTATTATAGTAGAAGTCGAAACCTGTCCAAAGTATTTAATTTTCATTTCAAATTCTAAAGTATAAGTAAGAACTCTGGATGTTGTATAATCACCTTCATAGCTATCATCAGGTGCTACTGACGTAAGAATAACTGGAACATCTGCAGACATACCAGGTCTTTCCATATCTTTTATTGTAAGAGTATAGTCCGGTCTAAATGTTGGTAATATCTGTTCTACTATTTGTAAACATGAATCTTGATCTTTTCCAATAATAGTTAAAGTAAATCCAATAGTATAAGGTACACCTTGAAAAACAGATTTACCACCCTCGCTATAAACATGTTTATTCATTTTATTAAGACTTCGTTCTGCATCAAGAGATATTGATGAAATCTCAAAAGACATTCTTGGAACTTTTAATGAAATTCTATCGGTATCTGAACCGGCATCATTTAATCTAGTAATAAATTTTTGAGCAGGCCCATAAGCAATAGGTACTCTTTCTTTTGCTTTACCAGGTTTTGTGGTATAGATATTATTAAATATCGTTCCAAAAACAGCAACTGCCTTTTTAGTGGTCTGATTATAAAATGGAATTCCGCTAAGCATTTGGTAGTCCGAATGGGTTTGAGATTGAGAAGTCTATAAAATTATTTCCTATTGTTTCAAATTCTTCATTATCAGAATCGGGGTCAACTGATTCCATTTGAGCCATATCGTGTTTAAGACTTGTGCCAGGAGAATCTAAAAGATAAGATGCGCCAGAGGTAGCACCTATTATTCCATTTGAATTAGCAGTAAATGTAATTTCAGGTGAATTATCAAATCCACTAATTCCATATACTGTTAAAACATTATTAGGTGAATCCCAACTCTTAACTTCACCAGATATTGTCCGAGTGCCACTTCCTCCAATGCCAGCAATCAGCTGACTAATATCTTCACCTATGTGATATGCTTTACCATTAGTAGGCCCTTTAAGAGCAAGTCTTTGAGATTCTGCAAATTGAGTTTCATACGTATCAATTACATCCACTCCAGTATCAATATCTTCTCCACCATATTGGAAGAGTTCAAGCTTTAATTGAAATGTAGGTAAGTTTTGTAACTGATAAAATGGGTCTTCGGCTTCTACAAATTGAATTTCAAAAAGACCTTTAACAAATGGAAGATAAACCAAGTCACCTTCCATTGGTCTTCTTGTAACAGCTCTATCTAAAGTGGTATCACTCGCAACATGTCGGCCTATTAGCTGTTCCCATCGTCGATTCGCAATAACCAATGTTAGCTGATCTTTAATCTCAAGACCAAACTTAGAAAGAAGATCACCTTCACCCTCATAACCATCTACATTAGCAACAAATGCTTCTATCATATAAGAAGAACCAAAAGAACTTAATTGGTCTTCATTAAAGATAGAATCTTCGTTTACTATCTTTCGAGGAATGTAATATGCATCATGGCCATAGATTTTTAAACCTTCTATGACTATATCTTCATAGAGACTTTGCTCTGATTTTGTCCCTTGGCTAAAATAAGTATTTCTTGGCATAACATTGTTAACCTATAAAGAAATGAGGTGGCATCTCGTGTTTTAATTGCATTTCTTCTTCTAACTTTTCAATTTCTTCTTTAGCGTCATCAAATATTTGTCGGCCATTTAAAGTAACACCACCTGGCATTTGCATACCTTCAAATTTTATTAGATTTAAACCCCATTGTCGTTTAATCAATGCAGTTGTATATTTCTTTAAAAATGCATCATTATATACATCAGTAAATGTATCTGGGTCTACTACTTCATATCCGTCAACTAAAATATAGTTACCTGCACCAAGTGTAGATAGTGTATTAGAGAAAAACTCTAATCTATTTTTGTGTCTACTAAATTCTATTTTTTCGAATACACCATTAATATTCCGGTTGATTAAAGACATATATTGTTTAGTAATTTCATAGTTAACTAAACCACCACCATAAGGTCCACCTAGATCAAAAATATCATTTAAGTGTAATTGATAATCAACAGCAAAAATATCAGTACCACCATTTGTAGCTCTAATATCTAAAACATTATTTACTGATAAAAAACTTTCAGGTATTGATACATATCCATTAGCAATATCATCTACAGATTCATTAATTTTATGTTTACGAATATTACGTACAACCGCATCTCCGTGATATTCTTGATAATACTGAATGGCATCATCAACTCTATCATCGAGTTGGTCTTCATCTACATTAATTTCAATTACAGGAGCTCCAAGGTTCCGTAAACAATAATCAATTAATGTAGCTCTGCTAG